GGCGTAAGTAATCGCGTCTTGGTTTAGGCGTGGCAACATTCCGGGTAAACCGTAGTCAACCGGCGAGGCGCAAGAGTTCGGCTTCTTCCCCAACTATGGTGGCATCCTGGTCGGCGGGGATGTAGTCAACGATGAAGGCGAAACAGCAGGTGTCGGATATGTCGGGGCTTTTTATGCCTTGCGCTTTCATCTGGTCCTTGGGGAGCATCTGGTAGCGCCCGCGTTCATCAATTTTGTAAGGGAGCCGGGAGGCCTGCTCGACAAATTTTTTGAGGTCCGGCCCCCTGAACCGCTCTTCAAAGATGGCTTCCCGCAGCTTGCAGTGGGCATACGACCGCAAGTTGAAATAGCGCCGCTGGTCTGCCGCCGCATGACAGGGCAAGCCCCAGTGGATGCGGGATACGGGGATGCCCATTTCTTCGAGTTCAAGGACAACGGTTCTCCCTGCACCGTCCGCGTCAACGGCTATCGTGAGCGCCGGCAGTTCGTGGTATTTTGCCGCAATACACCGTGCGAACCGCTTTTCATCCAGGTCGAGGTATTCATCGCATGAAACGGTTTCCACCATGCGCCGCGGGCCGCTCCCGGACACGCGACAAATGGTCATCACCGATGAATCCCTGTGGACACCTTCGGCAACGTCCGCGAGCAGAACCCAGCCCCACGCCTCTTCATGGACAATCTTGTTCGATACGCACTGGACGCACCAGCTTCGGGGTATGAGGTAGCCGGAAAGGTTGTCGGGAAGATTGCCCAGAACACGAATCTGGTACTCCGGGGAGTGATGTCCGCCGTACTCTATGAGCTTGTCCCGGATAAACTGCTTCGAGACGAGCGGGCTCAATTCCGAGTTCATGGTGATTGCGGTGTAAATGCCATTCCCGCCACCTTCCTTCACCGCGAGCTTGGTCATGGCCTCCGCGAAATGTCCTGTTGCTCTGGTCGGCTGTGAGGTCATGACGTACCGGTTCCGCTCATTGGTGAGCGCGCCCTTCAGGACATCGTGAATCACATCATCCACGCCGGAGGCCTCATCCACCACAACCAGGTAGTTGATGTTGTGCTGCCCCGCGAGGTTTTCCGGTTTGGCCTTGCTCGCCGTTTTCGGCATGACATACCATGAATCCTTGTGAAGCACCGAGAAATAGCGGCGGGTTTCCTTTACGAAATACCCGGCCTGCCACGGATACATGGCTTCCACGTCCGCAATCACGTCGTCGAGATACTTCCAGACCACAGAGCGGGCCTGTTCGATATTCGTGGCGGTGAGCATGGCATTGGAGAAATGGAAGACGCGGAGGTGCCAGTCCAGAATCCACGCGAGCATCGCGCTTTTGCCCGTGCCATGCCCTGATGAAACGGCCACGCGGCAACCGGGCTTGCTCACCTCTTCAAGAAATTCCATCTGCTGCCATGTCGGCTGGTAGCGGGAGTTGTCCAGCACATACGCAACCAGATTGTCGTAGTAGCGGTTTTGGAACTCGACATACCGCGGGTCGCGGAGGATTTCACGAACCTTTTTCGCCATCGCTGACGCGCTCCGGTTGGAATGAGCCTCCGCCCATTTCGTCTTTCATCTGTCGAACCTCTTCTGCCCTGGCCGGGACAAATCCTGTCCGTTGCGCTTCTGCCGCTTCCATTCGGGCCTTGGCCCTCTCTGCCATTTCTTCCGGGCTGATGGTTGCGTATGCCCCGTTGTCATCGGAGGGTGGCTCCGGTTCCGCCTTGGCGAGCAGCAGGCGCAGGGATTCGGGAAGGGGGTAGCCTTCGGCCTCAAGCGTAAGCGCCGCTTCTGTCGGGTCTATCTTCTTGTCCCGCACGTCGGTAAGGATTTGCCGTGTGAAATCGCTCTGGCGCGTCTGGCGCTGCCGATGCCGCTCGAACATTCCAAGGTGCCGGGCGAGCTTATCCAGCGCGGAAATCTTGTCATGCAACACCAGTTTTACATTTTTATCTTCGCCTTCCGTGAGCTCCTTTATCAAGGCGATTTTTTCGGGCGGAATTTCATCCATGTCGCGTAGCCTTACGCCGTTGTGGTCGAAATGCAGGTAGTCCCCGATGTTCGACTGAGCGATTTCCGCGAGTTTGAGAAGCACATAGTCCTGGGTGATATGCAGGCGCGCCACACGGTCTGCGATGCCTTTGTCTATGGCCTCCTGGATATGGGGCTTGGAAAGAAGCTCGCTCGCGGTGCAACGCGGATTCCTGGTCTGGTATCCGGCTGCACGGACGGCATCGGCGCCGTTCATGGAAATGAGGTAGTGCTCCACAAACAGCTTTTGCCGCCCCGTGGGTATGGGCTTGCGAGACTTGGGCGTCTTTTTCACGCGCATACCCCGGAGGCCCTGGCGGCCTCTGCCTCCGCTTCGCGTGTTATCCTGTTTGCAAAATTCAATACGCTCATGGAATCCACGCGCATTTCAATAGTTTCGTGGGTTTCTCCGCAGGTAAGACATACACGCCTGCGCGTAATGTGGTTATCAAACGACATCGTGTTGCGAACACATGTTGTCGGTTGTCCGCAACGTGGGCATTGATAGCTTCCATACTCTTTTTCTGTCATCCGTTCGCCTCTCTCTGTCGCAAAAGTTCAGCCTTTTGCTTTGAACACTCATTGAGTTGAAATTCCAGGAGTGACACGCGCTCCTTCAGAGCATCGTTTTCGCACAAAATGCAGAATCCGTTTTCAGGATTGATGAGGCGCACCCTTTTACAAGATTTGCATCTTGCCATTACCCCCATAGTTCGTGGCATCAACTATCCTCCCTTACGAAAACACATGCAGAAAATAGAGTAGAAAACCAGCTACAGCAGATAATGTCCATAAAAATGCAAAACAGCTACTTGATGCAGCCAAACCGCATTTCCCCCGCCGCAGCCCGGAAGGGGCGAGGCCAAGGCCACTGAAAAAACCCCATTTCCAGCAGGCGCAGCCTACGCCCAAGCACCGCGATGGATATGAGGCCTGCCCCTGGTCTTGTGAGCCAGGGGCGTAGATGACGACCCTGTTGAAGGCGCCACACTTCACGACTTCGAGGTGCGGCTTGTCTGAGCCTTGCTGAATGGAAATGCGCCCCATCGGACACCAGTAGTCCCCGGCCTCTATTTCTTTCACATACACCTCTTAATGCTGTGCGGTTATTTTGAGGAGAGACTTGATGTCCGCCCGGATTTCCGAGAAATCGTCTCGCAAGCCGCTCAAAACGGTTTCCAGATGCGTCAGTCTTCGCTCCTGGTCGTCTGTCCGTTGCGCGTTCTGGACGCTCGCGCCTTCCATGCGCTTCAGGTCTTCCTTGATGGTGGTTTCATGTCGGGCCACATCTCGCTCCAGCACGTCAAGCCGCCCCTCAATCCGAATCATCATTGTCCAGCCGGTGAGTGCCGCGCTGCCTATGCCCACCAAAACAGCAATGGCAATTCCAACCACGACTTGCGCGGTAACAGTCTGAATCCCGCTTTTTGGGGTTTCATTGCTCATTGCTTTCTTCCTTCCGGCCTGGTGAGGCTCTGCTGGAGGGGGGTGGAATGGTAAAGCAGTGCTTCGCTGTTCTGGCTCGAACGGGATGCCCCAAACCAAAAAGCGATAATGAAGCCCAAAAGTGTGCCCATTGAGCCAAGAAGGCGGTCAACCATTCCAGAGTCAATGTTGTCTCCGACACCCCAGAAGAATACCGCATAATGAAATGCGAAAATCACGGCCACAAGAAATATTGTGAGCCAGTAAAGGCGCGTCCTGTCCCCGCCATCAATGGATGCCTGCCGGGCGCTCACGCGGTCGGCAACTTCGGCTTCAATCTGGGCGGTTTTCCATTTCAGAATGTCCGCCCGGTGCTGCACTTCAAGCTCCTTGAGGCGAATCATTGCCTGTGGATCACTCTGGATTGCCTGCATGACAGCCGCAGGGTCATCTTCGCAACCGAAGAGAGAAGCAATGAGAGACGCCGCCCCGCCAGCGGCGGCGCCAATCGGGCCGCCCAGGATGGTGCCAAGGATGGGGGCCGCTTTGGAGATCGTCTTGCCAACGTCTTTCCAGTCCATCACGCCACCCCCTGTTGCTGCCCTGCTGCTGCGGTATCGGCAATGAGCTTGCGGCAATCGGCGGTGCGATTCAGCCACCCCTTGAGAAAGGCCGCGGACTGCGGCTTCGCTTTTGCCAGTCTGCGATACCATGCCTCGCGCCTGTCGAGGTAGGCGTACACGAGGTCTGCCTCGCGGCCCATGCTGGCGAGGTTGTTGCTGTAGGAGCGGGTAAGGGGGCCGACATTGGCCGCCAGCTTTTTGATGGCGTCGGGGCACAGTACGTTGATGGCTTCCTGCAAGACGATTGCGGCGCGTCCGGCTCCGGCGTTGACCGCAAAATCATAGAAAGCCATTGCCACCAGAGGCGGCAGTTGCGGCGCGCGCGGGATTTCCCAGAAGTGTTTGCGGAAGATCTGTTTGGCTGTGGCCTTGGTGATGGCAAGGACATCATCCCTGTCGATGTCGCCATCGCCGTCAATGTCCCCTTCAATCAGGCCAAGGGATTTCAAAAACATCAGGCTGACGCCGTACATGGTGACGCCGCCGGGGTCGTTTGGATGGTCGAAGTATCCTCCCTCCCATTTGGCAACATGGGCGTGAACGAGTTCAAAGGCCGTTTCATGGCAAAGGGCTGACATCGGAGCCTCCTTGTGCTGATTGTCGTTCTTTGCCAAAAAATCGCGGACGGAATCCTTGGGTGCAAGAAAAGCCCCCGCAAATGCGATATATTTAGCGCCTGAGAACATTTTTGTGGCCCTTGCACTCCAACCCGTGAGGGGAAAGATGATGTATGGTTTTGTATGGCTCTCGCACGACCCTTGTGTGAGAAGAACCGTGCGAGACACACGAATTACGGATTCATAGTTTCTTTCAGTGTCTTGCTCATGCTGAACACCACTTTCCGTGACGCGGGAAGCTCCATGGCCTCGCCTGTTCTGGGATTACGCCCCTGGCGGGCGGGTACCTCTTTGATTTTCAGCTTGCCGAGACCCGGCAACGAAATCTCCCCGCCATCCAGCAGTTCGGCAGAGGCCACATTGCACAGCGTATGAAGGGCTGTTTCCATGTCTGCTTGAGTCAGCGGTCGCCCGTATCCTTTTGTTTCCGCCGCAGCTTTTGCAATCAACTCCTGTTTTGTCATGGCATACTCCTTTCTTGTTTTTTGTATGGGTTGCGTTCAGTGGACACAATCATGCGTCTTCCCTCCATTTTTCCATGCCTGTTCCGGTATGCTTCACGCGATCCGCAACCTCGGCGCGCTTGGCGTTGTTGAAGCGCTCCATTGTGCCCACCAGGTAGCCGGTAATCCGGCGGATACGCTCAAACCTGACGCCTTCACCGATTATGCCGCTGCTTCCGCCTCCCCCGTCGCCTGCCATGCGGCCTGCTTTGTGCTGTCTTGTCCGTCATCAAGCATTGCGTTTTGCCTTCCCTTGCGTTGTCAAAAGTCTTCAGTTTCCCAGCCGCCCCTGACCCACTTCACGGCCCTGAAATGGAACCACGGATACATGCGGGCGGCGACTTTGATCTTGACGCGGGCATCGTCTTCCCAATGGCCTTTGACCTCGTGAATTTCGATGCCGCCGTCCGCCGTGACAACAAGGAAATCCGGCGTGTAGAAGGTGCGATTTGCAAGACGCAGCTTCACCGCCTCGTATGCCCACGCCACGACCTTTCCGGCATGTTTCAGTCCGTCCAGGTATCCCGCATATCGTTCCTCTGTCTGATTCATGGCGTCAGTTTCGTATGTGCGGCCGTTCCGGGGCATACGGGCTTTCGCCCTTGCCGGTTGCGCGGCGTTGGCGGGCTGTCTGCCTTGCTGTTTTGCCAGGGCTTCCAGTTGCGCGGCGGTCCTTT